CCATTAGCTGCTGGAGTTACAGTTATAGGATTTAGTGGCACATTTGGTAGCTATTATGTAGACCCTCAATGTGAGAGAAGAAAATCAGTTGCAGTATTATCTAAACTAGGTATGAAAGTCGCAGCAATATCTTTAATGTGTCAAGATGAAAATGTGTGGGAAGCTATGATGATGGCAGGAACTCCTTGCCCTATTGATGGATTAATTGGTGAGAAAGCTAAAGCTAGATGGATTGAAAAAAGAAAAGGAAATTTAAGAAATCAAACAACTAAACCGAGCATGACCTGGAATGAATAAATTAATACCAATTATTTTTCTATTACCAATAACATTATTTGCTGAAAGTCAGACTACTGGCAATTTAATTACTAATGGTACATTTGAAAATGGAAATGCTAATAGTTGGACACAAATTGGAAATGGAACAGTTATTTCAGATTGTTGTGGCTCATCATATGACTATGAATTTGGAAATAGTGGAAGTATTGAACAATCATTTGATCTTACATCAAACACTATAACCCAACCTATGCTTAATAATGGCATTACTTTAAACTCTAGTATTCAAGTACAAAATGGAGAATGTAGTGTATCAGGTTGTTGGGGTGGGTCAGGTGGAGCTGATAGCTTTACTATCCGATTACAAATTAGAGATTCAGATAGCAATGTACTAGCTACTACTACACAGGAGAGAACAAATGTTACAGGAATTAATGGCAAAGATTTTGAAGATAGTATCTCGTATACAGGTACTGGCTCTAACATTGGAAATCTTCTTGTTAGTGGGTCTGATGCTAATGCTCCTGCTACTTTGGGTGGCCCTAACTTAGATAATATATCAGTTACTATGACTTATGATGATGAGGTATTGTCTGCTACTCAAACAGCAATTATAGCCACAGCATTTGAGGAAATAGAAGAAACATTAACTAATGAAATAGAAACAGTAGAATTTATACCACTAGAAGAATTTGTCTTTGAAGTTTTTGAAGAACCTGAAATGGTGGTACAATTATTTGAAGAACTATATTTTGAGGAAATAGCAGTAGAGGAAATTAATACAGGTATTGTAAATATATTTTTTGAGCCTGTAGAAACAATAGAGGTATTATATGAAGAACCAACGGCCCTCGAAACATTCACAACAGAAATCGAAATTGAAGAAGGAATTATTGAAACAGCAGAAGTTGGGCAGACCATCGAAGAAACCTTTGAATCTAGCACAACGATTGAGCCAAACAATACAAGAGAAGAAGTTGTTGAAGCAGAATCAACAGAAGAAGTTGGCAGAACAGCAAATGGAAATTCACCAAGAGAAAACGAAAGAGGAACTAATGGAGAGTCTGTCGCAGAAATATCAAGCTCAGAAGAAGAACCTGTTAGAGAAAATAACAATGTTCCTGAAGAATCTGAAGGAGAAAATACAGTTGCTACTGAAGAAGTAGAAGATGAAACCATCACTAACGAAGAAGAAGAAAGAACTGAAGTCGCTACTAGCTCAGAACAGGAAAGCGAGGGAGCTGGAGAAACAAGCGATAGTGGATCAGGAGATGAAGGAACTGAAGTCGCTGATTCAGGAGAAGAAAGTATCGAAAGCAGAAGTGAATCGGTGGAAGAAGGCAGGAATGAAGAAGATACTAGAGTATCTACTCAAACTATTTCAATAGAGAATATAGAAAAAAGAGTAAATCAAGCTGTAAAAAGAGTAGATCAAAGACTTATAGCTACCTCATTAATTGTAGCTAAAGCTATGAATAACAATAAGATTCTTGACAGCTATGATAATATCAACCAAGATATATTTAATAACCAACCCATTATAGATGGGGGAGATTATTATGAAACAAGAGAATATATTGATACTAGAAATATATATGCTGAAAATCAAAACAACTATAACGACCCTGTGGCGACATATCAAAGAAATGTACAGGAAGCTGTAGATAATAGAATAAGAGCACAAGAACATTTAAGGAGTATTCGTGGATATTAAAAGTATACTAGGCATAATTGGATTAGTCATCACATTAGGTGGTATGATGGTTACTGTCGGTAAAATAATGAATAGATTAGATGTGGTTGAAGCAAGGTCTGCACCTAATATAAAACCACTAGAACAAAGTATAGCTATTAATAAAGCTGAGATTGCTGTCCTTAAATCTCAAGTAGTTGAGATAAAAGCTAGGTCAGATAATCCACTTCAATGACTTATTTAGAAGCATTACTATCAACAATATTTGTTGTTTTGTTAATGCACTATAAACCTGAATTTTTTTCTTGGTTTTTTTATAGAATAAAAACTAAGTACCTAAGACCTGAGATTAGTATTCTCGAGTTATTAACAATCGGCTTAATTATTTATTTATTAATAAATTCATAGCCAGGAGTTTGAAGCTATGTGTACTAATGTAGCTTATTCAAAAAGAGAGATGGAAATAATCCATGCTATCTATTCTATAAACCCAAACGCAAGAGTGAGTATCAAGGGAAAACTTGAAAATCGCTGGGATTACTTGTATGGTGGTATTAAGTTTTTAAATGACAACCCTATAGGTTGGAACGAAATACTAGATAAAATAGATGAGCAAAGACAAGAAAGACATAATCAATCACCCTGACCATTACACGAAAGGGATAGAAACGATAGATTATATTCGTTCATGGGAGATGGACTATGTTCGAGGAAACATCATTAAGTATGTTACAAGATATCCATATAAAGGTACTGCTTTGTCTGATTTAAAGAAAGCTCGTTGGTATTTGGAATGTCTTATCAAGGAAGAAGAAAAGAATGGCAATTCACAATAATGGTGGAAACTTCTCTAAAATAGATATTCTTCAATTAGATGATGATGGCAATATGTTAGCTTGTCCTAAGTGTGGCTCTACCCATATTATTAAAAGAGGAAAAGATACACACATAGTCGGAAGTCCACAAAGATATCAATGTAGAGATTGTGGAAGAAAAACAAACTCCCCTAAAGTAATGAAAAGATTTGAAGTAGAAAACAAATTCTATGATGAAGAAATATCAACAGAAGATTTAGTTAAACAAAGAGTTGATGTTTTTAATCGAAAAGAGAAAAGAGAAAATAACGAAGAATTTTTAAACATAAGAATAAAAGATGCAAAACCCATTGGACTTTATATTATGGGCGACCCTCACATTGATGATGATGGTTGCGATATGCCTAGTGTTATAAAGCACTTAGATATAACAAATAAAACTGATGGAATGTATGCTTGTAATGTAGGTGATTTACAAAATAATTGGGCAAGAAGAACTAAACTTGCAGGATTATGGGCAGAACAAACTACATCAGCAGAACAAGGTTGGCAATTAACTGAGTGGTTAATTAATTATACTAACTGGTTATTTATAGTAGCTGGAAACCATGATATGTGGAGTGGAGAAGGCGACCCTGTTAAATGGATATGTAAACCTTTAAAGACTACATACGCACCACATAATATAAGAGTTAAATTAAAACTACCCAAACATAATGTAAGAGTAAATTGTTCTCATAATTTCAGAGGACATTCAATCTATAACACAGCACATGGGATAATAAGACACGCAATATTTAATTCAAGAGATCATTTACTTATGGCAGGTCATACTCATGTTAGTGGTTATATGCCTATTAAAGATGCAAATTCAGATATAACAATGCATTGTGTTCAAGTTGGCTCATATAAAAAATATGATAACTATGCCAAGATGTTAAACTTACCCAATAAAATGATGTCGCCTTGTGCAGTAGCAGTATTTAACACACAGCTTCCTGACACACACCCTGATTTTATTAAGATATTTTGGGAAGTCGAAGAAGGAGCAGATTACTTAAAGTTTTTAAGAAAGAAAAAATGACCAACTTAAGACATTTAATACATAGAACATTAGACATAGGGAGTGGTTTAATTATATCTTTATTAATACAAATGTATATTTTTCCTTTATATGGAATTATTATTCCATTTTGGAAAATGTTACATTTCTCGTTAATCTTTACAGCGATAAGTATTGCAAGAAGTTATTTATGGAGTAAATATATTTTTAAATACAAATGAAAGCAAAGTTAGTTTTATTACATTGGGAAGATGCTATTACACCTACAGATGGGTGGACAGATATTACTGATTTAAAATCAGAACTAGCAGATTGTGTATCTGTTGGTTTTGTTGTAGAGGAAAATGATAAAACTATAACAATCGTATCTCATATATCAGGTGATGAAGAAAGCACAGATATTGATGGTAGTTTAGTTTTAGATAAAAAATGGATAATCGAAAGACAAAATTTGCTTATAAGTTATACACCTGATAAAGATATAGGAGTAATAGTTGGTAAATGGTTAGATGGAAGTCTAATTGTTGATAAAGCTAAAAAAAATTTAAAAAGAGATAAACCAATCACAGATGTATAAGTTTTAAAAAAGCCAATTCAATCTAACAAAGAGAAAATTATGCCAAAAAAAATAAATAAAGAAAAAGAACAAGCATTTATAGAAGCCTTTTGCGAGGGAGATACTGCTGGTAATGCAACTCAATCGGCTATTAAAGCTGGGTGGGATAAAGATAAATCTCCAAGACAGCAAGGATCATATCTTAAAAAGAAATATACAAAAGAGATAAGAGAAAAGAATGAGGAGAGAATAACCTCAACATCAGGTATGGCTATATCTGTATTACAAGATTTATTACATTCAGATCAAGACGCAGTTAAATTAAATACTGCAAAATTGATTTTAGAACTGGGAAACTTCTCATCACAAACTATAAATTTAAATGTAGATAACACTCATCAGAAATCAGATGATGAATTAATCGCTGAATTAAAAGATTTAGTTAAGACAATTCCTAACTTACAACCTAAATTGCAAAATCTAGCAGATGTAGATGAAGAAAATAACCAAATCAATCCTAACGAGCAAGAAGATAATAAGAATATTGTTAAGCATTAGGGGTGGTAGGTAAGTATGCCAAGACTAATAAACGTGGCTTCTAGGGGTATGTATGGAGTCCAATTTCTTACCAATCGTACTTAGAATCGTGATATAAACCCTTTTCAGGTTTTTTCTGTAATTTTCTAACTTTTATATCTCCAGGTTTAAAACTTACTTGTTCAGGATATTTTTCTGATTCCTTAACAACCTTATCTATGGCTTCTTCTTCTGATGTTGCTCCAACTGATCCACTAAAAACAACTGTGCAACGATACACATAGTAATTCTTTTTCATTCATTTCCCCATTGTTCTGCCATAGCTTCTGCTATGCCTTTATAAAATTTACTTCTTACTTTGCTTCTTTCTTTTGGTGGCAGTTTAAAGGATTCATAGAAAGTCCTACTCATCTTCTTACCATTGCTAAAAATAACTAAATCTGGCTTTACAATTTTAGTTGATTTTAAATTAGGTAAATTTTTTAACCATAAACAAGTCTTTTTAGACACATTATGTCCATATTCAAATGGTTGTATAATCTGATTTGGTTTTCTTATTTTAGTAGAGATAACACTTACAGGGTTTTCTAAAGCTATTTTATTAATAGGGGCATCTAATAATTTTCTAACAAAATCTAATGCTTCTACTTGCAATGACCAAGGTTTTTTACCCTCAGTAAACCACCTGGCCCCACTCACAGCAAGATGAGTACAAGGTGGGTGAGCAATCATCATATCCCAATCATCATAAAGCACATCAAAGATATCACCTTGATAATGCTTACCCTCAGATTCTGTTGGAAGAATATCGCAAGACATAGCATCGTGTCCTTTTCTAGTGAAAGCATCTCTAACAATTCCAGAATATTCACAAGCTATTAATATTTTCATGTATTGCCTATCTCGTTAGTCATCGTTATCTGTGGCTCTATAACAATAGTAATTCTTTTTCATGTATTACCTATTTTTGTGTGCAGGGCTAGAGAATTGCACTCCCCCTCAATATTGGAAATATTGCGTATCTCTCTTGATACCTGCCCTGCGTAATTTCTTTTAACATAGTTTTTAGAATTTTTTATTAAAAGCTTTTTCATTTTTCTATACATTTTATTTTTTTTACCAACAACTGTTGCATATTTCCCACGAACAATTCCATCAACAATTTTATAACCATTTTTTATCATTTTTTTCTTTTGTTCTTCTCTTTGTTCTTTTGTCGCTTTTAATTTTTTATTATTTCTCCTAGCAAATCCACTTACTGCTCTAACTGAGGGTGTATTAATATCATATCTTTTATTATTTTTATCAACCCATTCTTTAGTTTTTTTATGTCCTAGATAAACCCAATTACAAGCTTGATATATTGTTCCAAGTTCTCCTGCCCCCCAATCGCTAAAAGCAACAACATATTTTGGCTCATCTTTTGAGTAAAGAAGTTTCAAGCCATTTTGTATTAAATAAGAAGAACACCAATTAGGACACCAATGAGTACAAGCTCCTCTCCCCAAGCATACAGCAGGATAATTCCATAAAGTAAATTTTCCACCAAACTTTACTTCTACAAAGCAAATAACCCCTGACAAGACATTATTAAAATATAAGCCACAAAATCTCTTGTAATTTACAGGCAAAGTACCTAGCCACTCATAATCTAATATTATAGGTAAAGCAGTTTTTCTATCTATTTCTTTTATAACTGCGTTATCTTTAGAGCAATCAATATCTTGCCACCATTTTTCAAAAATATCGTTTTTATCTTCAATGGCTTTTTTTTCTCTTATAATTCTTTGGTGTGCTTTCATGTATTACCTATTTTGGCTAAAGATTCTTGTTCTAAATCATAAAACATTTCCATAATCTGCTTATATCCTTTTCTTATTTTTCCGTATGTACCTTTTTTAATATCCATTATTTTACATCTAGTAAAATCATCATAGATAAAAAGTCCATCAGAACAATGTCTACATTTCTCAATTTTTTTATTGAAAGTAGTATATCCAACTCCTTGACAAAATGGACAAGCACTTACTACACATTCTAAAATTGCACAGTTTACTATCTTCTCTAAAGTCTTTTTAGGGTGTTTAAACTTAACATCTTCAAATATTTCTGCTGCTTTTGTATAAAAATAATCAAATAACCTATTCATAGCTGAATGGTCATTAAGGTATTTCATTAAAAGATAATTAGTTTGATTCTCAGATAGCCTTGAATACGACAATATAACCGATATATCTTGTGGTGTAATAGCATCATGGGATTTTGAAGTACCAACTGATGACATATCAAGTGATTTTGGTAAAAGTTTAGATAATAACTCAACTTTCATTTAGTTTTCTCTCATGCTTTTCAGCTTTAAGCACAAAAAACCAAACCCAATCATTTAGGGTTGTTAAATGGATATCATCAATTATTCTTTGATAGTGTAAAAATAGAACAAGTAAGTTTTGATCCGATAAATTTTTTACATATTTCTGAATTAATGAGGTATCTGCTTTTTCCGTTTTCATAATTTCCAAATCCTGTATTCTTTTTTTTGACCGAATTTTTTGATAGTACGAAAAGTTATTTTATGTCCTTTTCTCCAGGCAAAACCTCTCACGGCATCAACTATTTTATAATCATTAACCATAAAAGATTCACCTGATTTCATATTAACCATAGCTTTTATATATTCATCATACTTGCTTTGATGAGATATAGGAATATCTTTTTCAATCTCTATCATTTTTGTTTTCCTCATACCAATCTAATAATTCTTGTTGTGTTCCAAACCTATCTTCCCATGTAAACTTCCCTATATGGTGTATTCCCTCTTTTCCTTGATGGTGGGTATAACATAGGGGAATAAACTTTTCTCGGTTTTTAAGTGCTAATCCTGCACCTGTAAAGTGATGTATACAAGGTGGGGTATTTACCCCATATAGCTTTTTACAAACAACACAACCAAACTCGACCATCTCTTTATACTTTTTCTGTATTTCTTTATTGGGTTTCTTTGCCATTAGAACTCTCTATTTTTTTCTGTTGCCACAAATACCTTTTCTTATCATAAAAGGGTTTATTTTTTTTTGTTTGCCTTTTGTTTTTGGTTTATCAACAACGCAAACTTTTGTTGTGTATTTCTTCATTTAAAATTCCCTTATCTGCCTGACCACAGATGTTTGTTCTTGTTGTCTTGAAATATAATTGCTACCTCTTAAACTAATATTATCTTCTTTGATTTTCCTAGCACATCTGCTGATAGATTCATATTTAGATAATTCATCTATTCCTAAAATGGTCATAAAGTCTCTATCTCCTCTATAACCTATGTTATTTAACTGATAATGCCAAACCATACCAACGAGTATATTATCGTGATCCCTAGCTATTGGTTCTTCTTCTAACACTCGGTAAACTAAGTCTTTAATTTTTAATATATTCATAATGCTCTCCTGTTTTGTTATGGGTAGGTTAGGAGATACCCACTCCTGTTTTTATCAACCCACAATGACTTTATTTTTGCAATAATTTCCATTTGGCATTGCTGTTGAATACCGACCATTTGTCCAAATAAAAGTGTTGTATAGTTTATCGTACTTTAAGTCATACTTGTCTTGCTCTAAATCTACCAACACTATTTCTCTAGTAGTTTCGCATGGACTATCTTTGATTCTATCTCTTATCATTTCTTCTCGGCATGATTTTGGATATATATCATTCCAAGAAACATTTTTTTTAATTATCATACTTTTCCTCACTCCAACTTAATTGTTGGGATATCCCATTATGACAGAATATTTCTTTATTGTCAAATCCCTTGATTTTATTGACCTGTAGACTAACTCAAATGTTCGTATAATTTTCTTTCAAGTCTTTTGTTCGAATTTACACTTCTGAATAAATCACATTCTATTTCTGACACCTTTAACGACCACCTCAATTTCTGTATATCTCCCCTTAATTGAGCTATTTTGCCATTATTTTCTACAACTAGCTTACAGGTACGAGCTTTATGTTCTTTATCCTTAATCGTTCCCTCAGCACTTAAAAATGCTTGGCTCTCTAATTCTTTGGTTTTGCTCTCTAGTAAATCCAAACTTGTCGTACATTTTCCTAATTCTTCACTTGTTGATCTCATGTCAGCTACCAACTCCTCTATTTTGCTATCTCCTAAACTAATCACTTATCTCTCCTTTAAATTCTTTTTTAAATTCATCATAGGTTTTTGCTTTTGAATCATATATCGCATAAACCTCATCAAAATATGGATTGCCTGGTGATGAGGGATAACCTTTAATCTTACTAATTAGGTTAATCTCATTTATCCTGTTGTCTTGCCAAGATTCTTTTTTACTTATCATATTGACCTCGCTTCTACCCAGCTTCTTTCAAACTCTTTTTCCTCATCTGATGAGAAAATTTTATCTGATAAGCCATATTCTTTTCTTACCTTATTAATTTCTACCATATATTTTTGAAAATCACATAAAATGTTATCATGCTCTTGTTCTAAAAAATCCTTAAACTCACTCATATCTTCTTCTCCTTTTTTATTGTTAATTCTATTCTATAATTATTCCCATTTTCTTCATCTTCAACATAAGCATGGTTTATACTTATGCCATGTTTTTTTACTAACTCGTTTATTTCTGATAACAATAAATCTGCTAAATCTACATTTGGAAAATCATAATCCCATGATACCCAATACTCTCTCGGCTTATCATTCCATGCGTTAGTTTCTACTGAATGTTCTTTATACTCATTCATATCTGCTTCTCCTTTTTTATTAAAAATTCTATCAAACTCTTTGTTAAATTTAGCCTGATTTGTAATTCTATTTTTATCACCTTTACTCATATAATTTATTTTCTTGTTTTGTTGTTCATTATGTGATATTTTTCAATATTTACTATTATTATATATAATAGTTTTTTTCTTTGTTTGTTTTTCCCTATATATAACAATATAATCACATTCCATATACAAATGAAACCATACTTTTAAAGAATAAACAATATATTTCTTTTATAAATACCAATATATTTCTTTACAAATACACTTAAATAACATAATATTTCTATATAAATAAAACAAAAGGAGTTTTTATGAGATATATAATCGTTCAAGAGAGTAATTATGGTTCATTCTATGTTGGAAATGACAATAATTGCATAGAAGATAAGCAAAAAGCAGAAAACCTGGCTAATGCTATGCAAAAGGTTGCTGATCTTAAAGAGGGCAATAAAGCTAAATATCATGCAGTAGAGATACCTGAAACTAGATTAAAGGTGGCCATCAATGAATAAAGATAATTCAAGGAGAGAGTTTGCTGAAAAGTACAATCTTTCAATACCAAAAAATAAAGATGATAGAAATGCTGATTATTGGTTTCATGCTCAAAGTAGACAATGGATTATCTCTCATCAAGCTGTGGAAAAAGTAGCTGGAATAGAGGGTGTAGTGTGTAAATTCCATGATGTTGAGAGCAGATATGATGTTTGTGTGGCAATTAAATGTATTGCTACCTATAAAGACATAACTATTGAAACCTATGGAGAAGCTAGTCCTCAAAACTGCATAAGCAAGTATTACTATGCTATGGCAGAAAAAAGAGGTTTTGATAGAGCAGTTCTTAAACTAGTTAATGTTTATGATTTGTTTTATTCAGATTCAGAAATACAGCAATCTAACCCAAAACCAAACAGAAAAGAGAAATCTGAACAAGAGTTAGATAGTCATGGAGAATAATTATTATAACCTGTCGGCTAGTCAATTTATTGATTATTTAGGATTTAATAAATATATTCAAGGCACTCAGGGATTAACCAAGAGAAATACCAAGCTAAATTCTGATATTAAAAAAACACCGATTGAGGTGTCAGATTTTGTAAAGCCGTTTGGTGTCTACGGATCTGAGCATGAAATTAATGCCTTAAAATCTTATGCAGTTTTTAGAGGGTTTAAAGGCAAAGACTTTAATTTTATTCTTGATAATCAGAAATCTTTTGAAGTTCATAATTGGACACAGATAAGCAAGGGGTTTGTCAGCATTAGTGCTACACCTGATTTTTTATGTGATGATTTTAGCACAATCGGAGAATGTAAAGCTGGTGGCATGGGTAAGGGTTATACTTTAAAGCAAATTATGGAGAAATATACACCTCAAATCTATGGTCAGCAATTAGTCCTGAAAATGCTGAGATATCCTATTAAGAAAACTCATTTTGTTAATTGGGCAGAAAATTTTGTGCAAATATATGAGATTTTACTTGATATTGAGTATGAAAAATATTTAATAAAACACCTGGAAAGCTATTCTGAGCATTTAATATCAGAAAAAGAATTTACAGAAAAGATTAAAAACTTTGATGTAGATAAAGATAAGTTTAATTTAATTATGGAGAAAAAAGAATGAATAATCCAATACTAAAATCATTAGAAAAAATCAAGAACGACTTAAATCTAAGCGATTCTGATAAAAAAGAAATTATTAGAAAAATATGTGCTGACAGTTTAAAGCAAGAGATTAACAATTTAAAACAGGAGAAAAGAAATGGCAAATAAAATAACAGACATTAAACCAAAAATTCAAAGAGGGTTTATAACAGGCAACCCATGGCAAGACATGATAGACAATATGAAAAATTTTTATGATCCATTGGCAGATAATGATTGGACACAAAAGAAACTAAAAACTGTCGACCATGCCTATATACAATCTATTTTAGCAGTAGATACTGTTTTAAAAAGACAAAGGAAAGAGATTAATAAAAAAATAAAAGCAATAAAAACAGCATTAAATTACATAAAGGAGAATAGATAATGGCATACGATAATAAAAAATTTTGCAAAGGTTTGTATTTTAATGAAACTGACCTTACAAAAAACATAGAAACTAACGAAAAACAATTTATATTTTTTAAAGTTAGTATTAGAAAAAAAGAGTTAATTGAGTATCTTGAAAGTCAAAACAAT